CTGACCTACCTGCTGATTCCTGCAGTCCTCATGCATCGAAGTATCATGAGTATGAAAACAACTTTCGATTCTTTTCGAAGATATCGAACCGTCAAGGGAAACCTTAAAAGGGTAATGATCGCTGCGCGCGATATAGACCGTAAGAAGTTGTTGAATACTTGTGTTATTCTCGGTGCACTATACGCAGTCGTGCGCCTTTTCCGCGCCCGGCGGAAGTTAATGGAACAGGGAAACCTGATCCCAACTTGCATGAAAGATTTGTGTGATCGTGATGCAGAAGAGAACCCTTGGTTGGGAACTCATGTAACACCAATGCCCACGTCTACAGCGAGTATGACCGCCACGACTGAACAGTTACTCGGTAACGTAACTAAAAACCAAGCATACATGCGGATTATAGATGAAAGTGAAGCTATTAGACACAGCAACATCTTCTTCTTGAAGTCCAATATTGCGTTGATTCCACGGCATATGTGGGCCGGACGCGACGACATGTTGGTACAGGTCATTAAAAGTGATCCTTCCAAAATTAGTTCGTCGTTTAAGACCACAATTAGTCGCCACCATTCGGTAGATGTTCCGAATTCGGACCTTAGTTTGATTTATGTGTCCTCAGGTGGTAGTTGGAAAAATTTGACGCAATTCTTGCCCCTAGGCGAGGTGCAAAGGTGTGCAGGCGTATTAACTTACAAGGATAAGACAGGTGACACAATGAATGTCAAGGCTCTGTTGAACCCGAAGAAGAATATATGCGTCGGTTATGTCCAATATGATGGATTAGAGTACACGTTAGATCGAGAGACGTTTAAAGGATTGTGTTTGGCTACTTGGGTCTCCTGTACCAATTCACCCGTTATTGCTGGGTTTCACCTAGCTGGAGTGAGTGGTAAGAGATATGGAGTCGCAGGTACGCTAACAAAGTCCATTTTTGACCAATGCTATGATAAACTGGCAAAAATACCAGGTGTGTTATTGTGTAAGGATGAAGGAAGATTGGTCAAAGAGCAGTATGGAGTGTCGTACTATCAGAACGATGAAGTACACTTCAAGAGCCCCATTAAATATTTGGAAGCTCCTGCTCAGGTGGATTATTACGGCCAGGTAAACGGTCGTTCCACCTATACGTCTCGAGTTGTACCTACCGTCATCAGCGACAAAGTTGCTGAAGTGACAGGCGTACAAAATAAGTGGGGGCAACCAAAGTTCAAGCCGAACTGGAAGCCCTTTCAGGTTAATATTGCAACAATATCTGACCCAGCTTTGCCTTTCGAAGGGCATCTGCTGTCAGCAGCCGTTTCTGATTATACAGAGCACATGCTGAACCATATGCAGAAGTTCCGAAAGTTTGTGGATACAATTAAACCACTGACTGAGATGCAAAACATTTGCGGTATTGACGGCAAGCGCTTTATTGATGCTATACCGTCTAACACCTCATTAGGTTTTCCACTCTCAGGAGCAAAGAGTAAGCTTATGACGCACCTTGATCCAGAAGAATTTGATCTCTTCCAGTGTCCAAAGGAACTGGATGAAAT